TTCAATGGAATATGGCTAAATCTATATGGGATAAAACACAAGATAGTTTTATAGCAGGTGATGACGACCAAGCTGTATTTAGATGGGCTGGTGCAGATGTGGATAGTTTTATCACACAAAAAGGAAGGTTATTAAATCTTACTCAATCTTATAGAGTACCAAGAGCAGTTCACGATATAGCAATGAATATAGTGGGGAGAATCTCCAATAGAATTCATAAAGAATGGAAGCCACGGGTGCATGAAGGTTCGTTAAGCTATTATCATGATTTTCAAAACATAGATATGTCTAAAGGAGAATGGCTAGTGTTAGGAAGAACAAGATATATGTTAAATGATTTAGAAAATGTTCTATACTCTAGAGGACTATTTTACAAAAATAAATTTAAGAAAGCATACGAGCAAGATCTATATGATGCGGTATTTGATTGGGAATCAGCGCGTAAAGGTAAGCCTATAAATGCAGATCAGATTGCAAGAATTGCTTCTTATATGTCCCCTCAACATTATCAAAAAGAAGATATAAAATATTTAGACAAAGATCATTTTTATTCTTTAGAAGAACTCTATGAGAAAAAAGGTTTACATACTAAACAGGTATGGTATGAGGCATTTGACCAGGCTCCTGAAGACCGGGTTAGATACATTAGAAGGATGAGAGAAAACGGAGAAGAATTAAATAAAGAACCAAGGATTTTATTATCTACTATCCATGGTGCAAAAGGGGGAGAATCACAAAACGTAGTTCTCTTAACTGATCTGAGTAGAAACACTCAAACGAACTATGAAAGAAATCCTGATGATGAGAATAGATTATTTTATGTAGGTGCAACTAGAACAAAGGAACATTTACATATTGTTAAACCGAAAGATATATACAAGAGTTTTAGAATATGAGCAAAACATACAAAAGACAGGTAGGCGGGAAACATTATCAATCGATGGTCATTCAGCCTAGTGAATTTATTAACAAAAACAACATACCTTTTGCGGAGGGGAATGCTATTAAATACTTGTGCAGGCACAAGCAAAAAAATCAGAAGGAAGATTTATTAAAAGCAATTCATTACTGTGAAATGGCAATAGAAAGGGACTATGCAGATACCAATATTTAAACCACAGACAGAATGGACAGCACCAACAGACTTTCCAGATTTGTCTAAATACGACGAGATAGGAATTGACTTAGAAACAAAAGATCCAAACCTAAACAAAAGAATGGGTTCTGGTTCTGTTACAGGGGTTGGAGATGTTGTAGGGATCTCTTTGGCTACATGTGATTGGTGTGCTTATTATCCTATTGCTCATGAAGGTGGGGGAAACTTAGATAGAAAAATGGTCCTTAAATGGTTACAGGATCAAATGAGTACTAATTCAACTAAGATATTTCATAATGCAATGTATGACGTATGTTGGTTACGTAGATTAGGTATTAAAATTAATGGTAAGATTGTTGATACAATGATTGCTTCTGCAGTCATAAATGAAAATAGATTACGATATGATTTAAATGGAATTTGTAGAGATTACCTTGGCAAAGGAAAAGATGAATCAGCATTATATGAAGCTGCTAAGTCCTGGGGGGTAGATCCTAAAGCAGAGATGTATAAACTTCCAGCTATGCACGTTGGTGCTTATGCTGAGCGTGATGCACAACTCACATATGAGTTGTGGCAGGAATGTAAAAAAGAAATTTTATACCAAGACCTTCAAGCTATATTTGATATGGAAACAGAATTATTTCCTGCTTTGGTAGATATGAGGTTTCTCGGTGTACGTGTAAATCAAGAACAAGCAGCGATCGAAAAGAGAACCTTAATAGAACAAGAGAAAAAGATGCTTGGTGAAGTGTTAGCAAGTACGGGGATAGAAGTACAGATTTGGGCTGCAAGATCAATAGCCAAGGTATTTGAAAAATTAGGCCTTCCTTTTGATAGAACAGAAAAGACAGGAGCTCCTAGTTTTACTAAGAATTTTTTAGCTAATCACCCTCATGATGTGGTGAAATGTATAGCTAAAGCTAGAGAGATTAATAAAGCACATACAACTTTTATAGATACCATTCTAAAGTATAGCTGTAAGGGCCGTATCCACGCGGAGATTAACCAATTAAGAGGTGATGGGGGTGGGACAGTCACTGGAAGATTTTCGATGAATAACCCTAATTTACAGCAGATTCCTGCACGTAACAAGGATCTTGGACCACGGATCAGATCACTATTTCTACCGGAAGAAGGTAATCAGTGGGGTTGTTTTGACTACAATCAACAAGAACCAAGATTGGTAGTTCACTATGCTTCCTTATTAAATTTATACGGAGTTGATGATGTTGTTCATGCTTATATGGAAGGTGATGCAGACTTTCACCAAATTGTAGCTGATATGGCTGACATACCTAGAAGTCAAGCTAAGACAATTAATTTAGGATTATTTTATGGTATGGGAAAAAATAAATTACAAGCTGAACTTGGTATTAGTAAATTACAAGCTGCGGATCTATTTAAACAATACCACGGTAAAGTTCCTTTTGTTAAAGCTTTAATGGACGCAACTATGGAGAGAGCCCAAGAAGGTGGTCAGATTAGAACTATTCTAGGTCGACTGTGTAGGTTTCATTTATGGGAACCAAATCAATTCGGGATTCATAAAGCATTGCCACACGAAAAAGCGCTCTCGGAACACGGACCAGGAATTAAAAGAGCATATACTTACAAAGCTCTTAATAAATTAATTCAAGGATCTGCTGCAGACATGACAAAAAAAGCTATGATAGAACTACATAAAGAAGGAATCACTCCTCACCTTCAGGTACATGATGAATTAGATATATCTGTTAGTTCAGATAAAGAAGCAGAAAAAATAAAAGAAATAATGGAGAACGCAGTAACACTTGAAGTTCCTAATAAAGTAGATTATGAGTTTGGGAAGAATTGGGGACAAATAAAATGAGGATTGACTATGGCTTATTTAAATGCGAACATACCTGTAACATATGCACAAATAAGGAGAGAATATTTATATGACCTTAAACAACATCACGGCGAAGTTGAAGACTGTATTATCTTTGGTTTTGCGTCTATCACGGGCAGGCCTATCTTATTCCATGCAATTATGGAAAACGGCGCTATCTTCTATCGTCTCCCGATATCTGCCTTCATTCAAAGAGGCTTTGATATCAGTGAGGTTCCTAGGCCTAGACTTGATGAGCTGGAGCTTTGGAATTGTTTCAGTTATTATCCTTCTGTTACTACTTTCGATATTCTAGACGGACAATCAGGAAAATACTTCGGAAAAGACAAGAAATTGCACAGGGGCGCTTATCTTTTTACTATTGATTTTGCCCACCCAGAGAGTAATATAGTAGATACCGATCATTCGGAAATTCCGCACGAACATAAGTGCGCACACATAATGGCCCTTGAAGATGGCAATTATGCAGCACAACCCAACAATCGAATACTATGGGACATACCTTCCTTTACAGTGAAGAATGAAGTCCCTGATTGGAAAGTGCAAACCAGTGAATGGAATGTAGAAGACACTGGTAAGTGGAAAACAGAAGATACCGATAGGTTCTTCTATAACATTGAGGAGAAAAAAAATGATGATAAAAATTAAAAGATTCGTTAGAAAAATTTCTAACTGGGTTGTAAACCAATATAATAAATATAATAATTAAGCCAATGACACATAGATGTAAAAAATGCAACTGTAAATGTCACTGCAGTAAGGAACTACATGCAGATGTTTATGGTATGTGTACTTGTGAAAAGTGTACTTGCGGCCATAAAAAAGAAGAGGTCGTAGACGACACTCAGGAATGTGAATCATGTCAATAGGAGGCCGCGTGATTAAATGGATTAAAAAGAAGTGGGACCAGTTTCTAATTTGGTTCACAGACGGATTAGATAAGTAATGCCAAATAAACCTTTAAGACTATCAGAAGAAGCACAGGTTCAGATGCCGATGAAAACGGTTGCTAGTTTGATTTGTATGGTCGCGATTGGAACCTGGGCATATTTTGGGATCATTGAGACCCAAAATCGTGTATTAACTAAAGTAGAATTAATGTCTAAAGATTTAACTGAGAATACAGAATTTAGAATCAAATGGCCGCGGGGTCAATTAGGTTCGCTTCCCGCAGATAGCGAGCAATTTATGATGATCGAGGATCTTTATAAAAC